ACTTTATATGGGTTGAAAAATACAGACCCAAAACAATTGAAGAATGTATTCTCCCAGAGAATATTAAGAAAACCTTTAGTGATTTCCTAAATAAGGGAGAAATACCAAATATGCTTCTTGCGGGACCGCCTGGTGTTGGTAAAACCACGGTAGCAAAAGCACTTTGTACCCAATTAGGAGCAGACTATTATGTCATTAATGGATCCGACGAAGGTAGATTCCTTGATACCGTCCGTAATAATGCTAAGAACTTTGCCTCGACAGTCTCGCTTGCGTCAGAAGCGAAACACAAGGTTATCATCATCGATGAGGCAGACAACACAGGTAACGACGTACAACTTCTCTTACGGGCATTTATTGAAGAGTTCGCAGGAAATTGTAGATTCATCTTTACATGCAATTACAAGAATAAAATTCTTGAACCCCTCCATTCCAGATGTGCGGTTGTGGAGTTTGGTATTAAAGGGAAGGAAAAGCAGAACATCGCTGCGGAATTCTTTAAACGACTTAACTTCATTTTGGATCAAGAAAAGATCGATTATGATAAGAAAGTTCTTGTTCAGCTCATTAATAAACATTTTCCTGATTGGAGAAGAGTTCTCAACGAATGTCAGAGGTACTCCGTTGGAGGACAAATTGATTCGGGAATACTTGCGTCTTTCTCAGACATTGCTGTAAATGATCTCATTAAAAACCTTAAGGCGAAAAATTTTGCCGAAGTTAGGAAATGGGTCGTTGCTAATATGGATAATGATAGTTCTGTATTATTCCGTCGCATTTACGATAGTCTATACGAATCCCTTGTCCCTAGCACTATTCCTGCTGCCGTTCTTGTTATTGCAAAGTACCAGTATCAAGTAGCATTTGTAGCAGATCAAGAGATAAATATGCTTGCAGCATTAACTGAAATTATGGTGGAGTGCCAATTCAAATGAACGTAAAACTAATTAAAATGTGGAGTGGCGAAGATGTAATCGCTGATCTAATAAAAGAAAATGACGATTCTATTGTCATTACAAATCCCATTGTTGTAGTTCCTTCGGGACAACAGGGTCAGGTAGGACTTGCTCCTTGGTCTCCTTTATTAAAAGGTAAGGGTACTGAGTTAGAGGTTACTAAAAGATATGTTGTTTATATCAATGAACCACAAGATGAGTTTGTTGATAATTATCAACAGATGTTCTCTACTATTGCAACACCTCCTAAAAAATTGATTCTATGACAAGACTCGCAGAAAAAATTGAAACTGCTAAATCCAGAATAAAAGAACTGGAACTTCTAATTAAACATTGGCAAAAAGAAATTGATGAACAACAAAAAGAAACTCCTTAAATTAATTAAAGAACGTTCTTATCGTAAAGGTAAGTTTGTTCTTTCATCTGGGTTGGAAAGTGAGCATTATGTTAATTGTAAACCAGTTATTTTGAGTGGAGAAGGGTTATCATTAGTTAGTCATTTATTATTAGAATTAGTAGATCAAGAATCTGATGCGGTAGCAGGACTTACTCTAGGTGCTGATCCTTTAGTAAGTGGAGTTGCAATGGCATCTTATGGTGTTGAACGAAATACATTAGATGCCTTGATAGTTCGTAAGCAACCAAAAGGACATGGAACACAAGCATGGATAGAAGGTCCAACTTTGGAACCAGGTTCTAAAGTAACTATATTGGAAGACGTAATCACTACAGGTGGATCTTCTGTCAAAGCAGCATTAAAGATCGTAGAAGCAGGATATATAGTTGATACCATTATTTCTATTATTGATAGACAAGAAGGGGGTGATCGTGCTATTATGGATGCAGGATTTAAATCTCTTAGTCTTTTTAAATTGGAAGATTTAGCAGATGCCAAGGATGAATGATGAAACAAAATTAATTTTTGCACTTGAGCATATTGCTCATTTGGAAGATTATATTGAGAGACAATCTCCATTGTATCATCCACTGACTACAATTAAATTTGGGTTAGAAAAACAATTAAAACATGAACAGTCCAGAAAAAAATGACTCTATCAAGACCAGTAGAAGAATCACTTAGAGCATCTCAAGAACATTTGAGAGATGCATTAGCATTTGCAGCAAGAGGAGAAAAGTCTTATGTTGCAAAACATATTGCTAATTTTCTATCAGACATTGATAATCTTATTGATGCTCAGGATATAATAGAAAGAATGGATGAATATATTAAAAAGGAAAAGGAGGGTAAAGAATGATTTTTATTACTAATAGTTATTGGGTAGAGCATGGAAACTATGCAGGACTACCACCTGAAGGGCAACTAGTTGCTGTTATTCTTGGACTACTTGCATTTTTAGTAGGTTACGGTTTGTATCTTACATTGGGATCTGGTAAGACTGATTTGAGAGACCCTATTGACGAACATGCTAAAATGCATGAACTAGGCATCGCACATGGTCATGGTGGAAACAAAGAAGCATATGAGATGTCTGGTAAACTAAAACATAAACATGATGATGAGTAACATGGAACAAATTAATTTGAATATACCTTCTACAACTAAACCTGAATTGGGAGCATTGAGACAAAAACAGAAGGCCCAAGTTAAATCTAAATTTTATTATATTTTTTGGGGTATAGCAACAGCATCTGTTGTATTGGGACAGATGTATGTTGGGTCTGGATATCGTCAGATGTCAAGATCTTTTAATCGTATTATGGATACTGTAGTTCTTGAATTGGAACAGTCTTATCAAAGAGAGAGGTTTTACTAATGAAACCAACTGAAAATTTAGAGCAACTCTTAGCAAGATTTACTAAGAGAATTGCACAGATTAAAGCACAAGAACAAACAGATAAAACAGTTGAGCAACTTCACTATCTTCGTGGATGTAAAGAGACTGTTGAATATCTTATGACTGGTAAATTACCTAATGATGGTAATCATGATGGTATGAAACATCACAAACCAAGACATGGTGGAGACTTAGATTCTCTATGAGAATAGAAACTAGAGAAGCAATGGAAATGTTATTTTGTGCTAAGTGGAACTTGCCAAAAGCAGCAAACCATTGTAAACTAACACGTAAGGAAATGATGATTACCTTTAGTGAATATTGTGCTCTTCATCCAATTACCTATACTAACTTTGATACTAAAATTCAATTGGAGTTAAATTATGAAATACCCTAAAGATCCAGTAGATGCTACCATTGTTGCTTTTCTATGGGCAGAGTGGTTTATGAAAAAATGTCTTTGGATTCCTTATCATCTTTTTGAGAAGTATGATTATTGGAGTCATAATAAGGCAGTAGAACAAGCAGCGAAAGATAATGAAATCACTAAAGACCCCTCTTAGGTATCCTGGTGGTAAATCTCGTGCTTGTACTAAGATGGGACAATTCTTTCCAGATCTTAGAGAGTATGTAGAATACCGTGAACCATTTTTAGGTGGTGGAAGTGTTGCCATACATGTTAGTAAGTTATATCCACATTTAAAGATCACTGTCAATGATCTTTATGAACCACTAATAAACTTTTGGATTAATCTTCAGATGTTTGGTGAGGAATTAAGTAAAGATATATTCAATCTTAAAACTGCTCATCCAAATCCAGATTCTGCAAGGAATCTTTTTACTGAATCAAAGGAAATTATTAATGACAGTACAAAAACAGATCTCGAAAGGGCAGTTGCTTTCTATATTGTTAATAAGTGTAGTTTCTCTGGTCTCACTGAGTCTTCCTCGTTCTCAAAACAGGCATCAGATTCCAACTTCTCCTTCCGTGGTATTGAAAAGTTAGTAGGATATTCAGAGATTATTGCCCATTGGCACATCAATTCTTATTCATATGAATATTGTTTTGAAAATCATATTCATGATGGATTGTTTATGTACTTAGACCCTCCTTATGATATTAAAGATAATCTTTATGGTAAGAAAGGATCAATGCATAAAGGATTTGATCATGATAAGTTTGCAGAAGATTGTGATAGACATACTTCTGATATGATGGTATCGTATAATTCTTCTCAGTTAGTTAAAGATCGATTCAAAGATTGGACTGCTGCTGAATTTAATTTGACATATACTATGCGTTCTGTTGGTGAGTATATGAAAGATCAACAACAACGTAAGGAACTACTTCTACTTAATTATGGAACTCAAGGATTGGCTTAATTCAATAAATTATACTAAGAAGAATCTTATTGATGAAGATCCTTCTATGGAAAGAGAGTATTCTCCATACATAATCAATCGTTGTTTATCAGGACATCTTGACTGTGTGATGTTTATTAATGAGATGAATAGGTATCATTTTTTACCAAAGAAGATTCAATATGATTTTTTACTAAATAGTCTGAGAACCAAGAAGAGATTCGCTCCTTGGCTTCGTAAAGATGAGATTAAAGATCTTGAATTGGTGAAACGTTATTATGGTTATAGTAACGAAAAGGCAAAACAGGCTCTAAAAATCCTAACCAAAGAACAACTTAATTTTATAAGATCTAAATTTGAAACTGGAGGAAAAAAATGAGCGTGGTTCAAGAGCCTGAAGTTAAATGGGCACCCGAACAAATGGTTGAGGTTATCTTAAGTGAACCAGATGACTTTTTAAAAGTTCGTGAAACTTTAACAAGAATTGGAGTAGCATCCAGAAAAGAAAAAAAGATATATCAATCATGCCATATCCTGCATAAGCAAGGAAGATATTATCTTGTTCATTTTAAAGAATTATTTGCATTAGATGGGAAACACGCTAACCTTACTACTAATGACGTTCAGCGTCGGAACCGTATTGCTCAGCTCCTTGCTGATTGGGGATTGGTTGATATCGTAAATGCTGAAAAAATTAAGGATATTGCACCATTGAATCAAATTAAAGTTCTTGCTTATAAGGATAAAGGTGAATGGATATTAGAGACAAAGTATAATATAGGTTCTAAAAAGAAAAAGGTAGAAGAAACCACATAATAAAGTAGGGGATTCAACATCCCCTCTTTTTATGTTTTATGGTTAAATAGTAATGTCGCCTTCGGGGACACAATTTACACTCGCTTTTAAAGGAGAACCATGAACACACTAGCAAGATATCATAGTGCCAACCTTCCAGAATTAATGAAGGTGATAAAACAAAATGGCATAGGGATGGATGATTACCTAGACAGGTTTTTTAATTCAGATTTCCCACAATCAAACTATCCACCATATAATTTGGTACAGTTAAATAATCATGAATCGAAACTCGAAATCGCACTTGCAGGGTTTAAGAAAGATGAACTCAAAGTCTATACGGAGTTTGGAAAACTATTTGTTGAAGGCAGAAAAGAAGAATCGGAAGTTGATGGAACGTTTGTCCATAAAGGATTGGCCCAACGAAGTTTTGAACGAGTATGGCAGATCACCGACGATACGGAGATTGGATCCGTCAAGTTTGAAGATGGACTCCTCACTGTGGAGTTAAAGAAGATAGTTCCAGATCATCATGCTCGAAAAGAGTACTTATAAGAAACAAAAAGGGGATCTTGACGATCCTCTTTTTTATTGCTATAATATATAGAGGAAATTATTTAAAATGTCGGTTAAATTAATCATACTGAAATCTGGTGAGCAGTTAATTGCTGATGCTAAAGAATTAGTAGAACCTGATGAAAAAGAACTTCGTGGATACTTATTAACAAGCCCACATATAGTTACTTCTACACAACCAATTTTATTGACTGAAGATCAGCATGAAAATGATAGAAGTGTTGAAGTTTCCTTGTCACCTTGGATTCTTTTATCCGCAGATAAGGAAGTAGTGGTAACACCTGATTGGGTTGTGACTGCTGTTGAACCTATAAAATCAGTAATTAAAATGTACGAGGAAAAGGTAAATGGACAAAGTAATTAAATGTGTTTTAATTGATGTTGATAATGTTCTTATTACAGAACTTGTTGAGGTTGATGCAGAAATAGGTGATCCTAATTGCAAATTAGTTAATCCATTTCTTTTTGATATTGATGGTAATATGACACCTTGGAAACAAGAGGTTACTAATCAAACAGAATTTATGATTCGTGCTGAAGATATCTTGACAATTGCAGACCCTACTGGTACAGTTATAGACAAATATATTGAATTAACTTCATAATGAGATTCTATACAAACGTCCAGATGGTTGGAGACAACTTCTTGGTTCGTGGTGTTGAGAATGGAAAACACTTCGCAACTCGTGAGAAGTTTTATCCAACCCTTTTTGTTCCTTCTAAAAGGAAGTCTAAGTATAAAACTTTAGAAGGAGAATATGTTGAATCAGTTGAACCTGGTTCTGTTAGAGATTGTAGGGAGTTTATAAAAAAGTATGATGGTGTAGAGAACTTTAAAATATATGGTAATGATAGGTACATCTATCAATATATTTCTGAGAAGTATCCAGAGGATGAAATTAAGTTTGATACTAATCATATTAAGATAACCACAATCGATATTGAGGTTGCATCTGAGAATGGATTTCCTGATGTAGAATCTGCTGCTGAAGAAATACTTCTTATTACATTACAGGATTATAATACAAAAAAGATTCTTACATGGGGTTTAGGTCCGTTTAATAATAAACAAGCAAATGTAACATACAAATCATTTAGGACTGAGTATGAACTTCTTAGTTCTTTCATTAACTGGTGGATGATTGAGGAGAATACTCCTGAAGTTATTACTGGTTGGAATAGTGAGTTATATGATATTCCATATCTTGTTCGTCGTCTTGATAGAATCCTTGGTGAGAAGTTGATGCGTCGTATGTCACCTTGGGGTTTAGTAAGTGAAAGAGAAATTCATATCATGGGACGTAGAAATATTACTTATGATATTGGTGGAGTTACTCAGTTAGATTATCTTAATCTTTATAAGAAATTTACTTATAAGGCACAAGAGTCTTATAGGTTGGATTATATTGCTAGTGTAGAACTGGGGCAGAAGAAATTAGATCACTCTGAGTTTGATACATTTAAGGACTTCTACACAAAGGGTTGGCAGAAGTTTGTGGAGTATAATATAATTGACGTGGAACTTGTTGACCGTATGGAAGACAAGATGAAACTGATTGAACTTGCCATTGTTATGGCATATGACGCAAAAGCAAATTATGCTGATGTATTTTCTCAGGTTCGCATGTGGGATACGATAATTTATAACTATCTCAAGAAGAGGAATATTGTTATTCCACCAAAAGAAAGATCCGATAAGGACGCAAAGTACGCAGGAGCTTATGTCAAGGAACCGATTGCAGGAAAGTATGATTGGGTGGTTAGTTTTGACCTCAATAGTCTGTATCCTCATCTTATTATGCAATATAACATTTCCCCAGAGACCATCAGGGAGACTAGACATCCCAGTGCGAGCGTTGAGGGGCTCTTAAATCAGGAGATAAAGATTGATGGAGATTATGCAGTTTGTGCGAATGGAGCACAATATAGGAAGGATGTGCGTGGGTTTCTTCCTGAACTCATGGAGAAGATTTACAAAGATCGCACTATCTACAAGAAGAAGATGCTTGTTGCAAAGCAGCAGTATGAAAAGACAAAGACAAAGACCCTTGAGAAGGAGATTGCCAGATGTAACAACATCCAGATGGCAAGGAAGATTCAACTTAACTCTGCTTATGGTGCTATCGGTAATCAGTACTTTAGGTATTACAAACTAGCAAATGCGGAGGCAATAACTTTGTCTGGGCAGGTATCTATTCGATGGATTGAGAATAAGATGAATGCTCATATTAATAAAATTTTAAAAACTGAGGGTGAAGATTATGTTATTGCTTCAGATACTGATTCCATTTATCTTAATATGGGGCCTCTGGTTGATGCTGTATACAAGGGCAGAGAGAAAACTAATGAAGGCGTTGTCACGTTCCTTAATAAGGTGTGTGAGTCTCAATTTGAACCTTTTATTGAGAGTTCTTATGAAGCGTTGGCCAAGTATGTAAATGCTTATGATCAGAAGATGATCATGAAGAGGGAGAATATTGCTGAACGTGGTATCTGGACTGCCAAGAAAAGATACATTTTAAACGTATGGGATAGTGAGGGTGTTCGATATGAAGAACCTAAACTAAAGATGATGGGTATTGAAGCAGTAAAATCTTCTACACCTGCACCTTGTCGCACAATGATTAAGGATGCTCTGAAGTTGATTATGAATGATACTGAGGATAATGTCCAAAAGTTTATTGAAGAATGTAGGACTAAGTTTAGAAAACTTGATCCAGAAGATATTGCATTTCCTCGTACAGCATCTGATGTTCGTAAGTATCAGGCATCTTCCACAATTTATGCAAAAGGAACTCCTATACATATACGTGGTGCTCTTCTTTTTAATCACTATGTGAAGAAGAAAAATCTTACCAATAAGTACTCACTCATTGGTAATGGAGAAAAAGTCAAGTTCATTTATCTGAAAAAACCAAATATAATCCAAGAGAACGTAGTTTCCTTTATTCAAGAATTTCCTAAAGAACTTGGACTTGACAAATACGTAGATTATGACTTACAATTTGAGAAGAGTTTCGTAGAACCACTTAAAGCCATCCTTGATGCGATAGGATGGAGTGTGGAAAAAACTGTAAACTTAGAATCATTCTTCTCTTAATGGAATTACCTATCAACGATAAAGATTTATCGACAATAATAAATGCTCTTTCTCTTGGTGGAGATGCTAGATTGTATCATCTTTTGAAAGAAGTGAAGGAAGTCAGAGAACTTAATCCTGATGGACCATACAAGAAAATTTTACGTGAAAAAGGAATTAGTATTTAATGGATTTTTTAAAAGAAATTGTAAAAGAGATAGGTGACGAATACACCCAAGTCGCAGCAGACATCAACGAAGATGAAAAATTCATCGACACAGGTTCGTACATCTTTAATGGACTGGTTAGCGGTTCCATTTTTGGTGGCGTATCTAGCAATAAGATTACTGCCATCGCTGGTGAAAGCAGTACTGGGAAAACTTACTTCTCCCTCGCAGTTGTCAAGAACTTTTTGGACTCTAATCCTGACGGTTACTGCCTTTATTTCGATACTGAGGCTGCTGTTAATAAAGGATTACTTGAGTCTCGTGGTATAGATATGAACCGCCTTGTGGTGGTAAATGTTGTCACCATTGAAGAGTTTAGGGGTAAAGCACTTAAGGCAGTTGATATATATCTTAAAACCCAAATAGAAGATCGCAAGCCATGTATGTTTGTGTTAGACTCCTTGGGAATGCTTTCCACAGAAAAAGAAATTAGAGATGCACTGGACGATAAACAAGTCCGTGACATGACTAAATCTCAACTTGTGAAAGGTGCATTTAGAATGCTTACTCTCAAACTCGGCCAAGCGAATGTCCCACTCATTGTCACAAACCATACGTATGATGTCATCGGAGCTTATGTTCCAACTAAAGAAATGGGAGGAGGTTCGGGACTCAAGTATGCTGCAAGTACAATCATATATCTTAGCAAGAAAAAAGAGAAAGATGGAAAAGAAATTATCGGAAACATTATCAAAGCTAAGACTCACAAATCACGTTTAAGTAAAGAAAATAAAATTGTAGAAATACGTTTATATTATGATGAGCGTGGTCTAGATCGTTATTATGGTCTCCTAGAATTGGGAGAGATTGGAGGATTGTGGAAGAATGTTGCTGGTAGATATGAAATGAATGGTAAGAAGATATATGCCAAACAGATACTTGCTAATCCTGAAGAGTACTTTACTGATGATGTAATGCAAGCTCTTGATGAGATTGCACAAAGTGAATTTAGTTATGGTTGATTTCATTCATAAGGATGAAAATTTATTAACTAAGGATGAGTGTGATGGAATTATTAAGTGGGTATTTGATAATAAAAAATTAGAGACAAACGAAGATACAAAAGTATATACTGGATATGATTCATGTGAGATTATGAATATTGGTGAAAGTTTTCATCAAGTTCTTTCTCCACCTCTATTAACACCACTTAAAGGTGCTGTTGATAATATGCTGGAAGGTTATATGAAAAAGTATCCAGAATGTTGTAATACGAATCATTGGGAATTGGAACATATTAGATTTCAATGGTGGCAACCAGGTCAGTATTTTTCTAAATGGCATTCCGAACATATGAAAGGAGAACCCTATAGGGTTTTGACTTATTTGATATACTTAAGTGATAATGATTGTTCAACTGATTTTAAAAGATATCCTAGTGTTGAAAGTAAGGCAGGATGTGGTATAATATTTCCAGCATACTTTACTCATGAACATAAAGGCAATCCTTGTAAGAAAGGATTAGATCGATATGTACTTACTGGTTATTTTTCTTTTGTATAATGGAACGAATTGAAACTACTATTCTTCGTAATCTCATATTTAATGAGGAATATTCTAGAAAAGTAATACCTTTTATTAGGTCAGATTACTTTGAGCAAAGGACTGAGAAAATAATTTTTGAGGAGATAGTTGAATTTATTACCAAGTATGATTCTGCAATTACGATTGAAGCACTTAATATAGAAACTGAAAATAGATCAGATCTTACTGAAACAGAAATAAAAGAAGTTCGTGATATTAATAATTCCCTAACAGAGTCTGTAGTTGATGGTCAATGGTTACTAGATACTACTGAAAAATGGTGTAGAGATAGAGCAATTTATCTTGCACTTATGGAATCAATTCATATTGCTGATGGTGAGGATGAGAAAAAGAATAGGGATGCTATTCCATCTATTCTTTCAGATGCATTAGCAGTATCGTTTGATAATAATATTGGTCATGATTACTTAAACGATTATGAAAAAAGATACGATATCTACCATAGAAAAGAAGATCTCATACCATTCGACTTGGAATATTTTAACAAGATTACGAAAGGTGGAATACCGAATAAGACTCTCAATATTGCTCTCGCTGGTACTGGTGTTGGTAAATCTTTGTTTATGTGTCATGTCGCTGCTTCCATACTCTTACAGGGTAAAAATGTATTATATATCACGCTTGAAATGGCTGAGGAAAAAATTGCGGAGAGAATTGATGCTAACTTACTCAACGTTCCTATACAGGATATAGTTGAACTTCCTCAGATGATGTTTGATAAGAAAGTTAATGCAATTGCAAAGAAAACACAGGGAACTCTTATAATTAAAGAGTACCCTACGGCATCAGCTCATTCAGGACATTTTAAATCATTGCTACAAGAATTAGCATTGAAGAAATCCTTTAAACCTGATATCATATTCATCGATTATCTTAACATCTGTGCTAGTTCACGATATCGCCAAAACGCCTCTGTCAATTCCTACTCGTTCATCAAAGCGATTGCGGAGGAACTCCGTGGTCTTGCGGTTGAGGCGAATCTCCCGATTGTATCTGCGACCCAGACTACTAGGAGTGGGTTTGCTAGTTCTGATGTTGATCTCACCGATACATCCGAATCCTTTGGCCTTCCTGCTACTGCTGATCTTATGTTTGCTCTTATTAGTACAGAGGAACTTGAGGGTTTAAATCAGATAATGGTGAAGCAATTGAAGAATAGGTATAATGATCCTACAGTCTTTAAAAGATTTGTAGTTGGTATTGATAGGGCAAAGATGAGATTGTATGATTGTGAGCAAAAAGCACAAGATGATATACTTGACAGTGGGCAAGAAGAGGAGTATAATAATGAAGAGAATAAACCTAAAAAATCCTTTGCTGAGTTTAAATTCTAATGACTGTTGATTTTGAAAAATACACTGAATTTGTAGATGCAGTAACATCTATTTCTAGTAAAGATTCTGAAGCATTTTCAGTTCGTTTAAGAGAACTTTATGCTAAAGGTCTTCCTGTGGAAAGACTTCTTACTGCTGCAGTAGGGATGTCTGCAGAGTCAGGTGAGTTTACTGAAGTAGTTAAGAAGATGATATTTCAAGGTAAGCCAGTTAATGAAGAGAATTTATTTCATCTTAAGAGAGAACTTGGAGATGTAATGTGGTATGTTGCACAGGCATGTATGGCATTAGATACAACGTTTGATGAGATAGTTGAGATGAATGTAGAGAAACTTAAGGCAAGGTATCCTGGTGATGAGTTTGATGTTCATTATTCGGAAAATAGAAAGAAAGGGGATTTGTAAATAAATACTTAAAAAAGTAATTAAAAAATGGCAAGAGGTGGTACTGTTTCTGATGCAACTATGACTCGTATGCAGGAGTTGGGTTCTGCATGGGTATTTAAAAGAGCTATTCAGGATAATGTTGTTTTTACTAGACCTAATGATATTGTAAATGATAATATAACATATAAAGAGTTAGTTAAGATTTGGAAAACAGTTGGGAAGGTTGATTGGGATGATGAGATTGATGGTGAATGGTTAGTTAATTTTTATAAACAACAAGAAACACTTTTAAAAAAAATAGGAAAACCAAACTTTACTGAGTTTTGTCGTGATGGTGGTCCTAAACCACAATATATTCTTCCTGGTAGTAAGTCGGGAGAAACATTTATGGATTGGGTTAGTGATTTAGTTAAGGAAGAATTTCAAATTGGTAATAAAGATAATTGGAACCCTGCAGATATATGGTTAATACAAAATGAGAAACATTGGAGAGATAAAATAAAACAATCTTTCAATCAAAAGAGAAATCCAACTGCATCTATAGAATCTGAATTGGCAAAATTCAATGCTATCTTTAGGGCTTTGTTTAGAACAAAACAAATAATGGGAATTTCATTAAAGAAGATTGGTGGTCAAGCAACATGGAAGGAGGTTAATGTAAGTGGAAGTTTCTTTAAAAATCTTCAATCAACTAAGATGAGTCTTGGAAGTGCGAAGTGTCTTTTGGGAACTAAAAGGATTGATTCTGTAAAGGCAAGGAGAGATATTGAAAGGGGAAAAAAACGTGGTTCTCCAGGAGCAGCTACTTTAATTCAAGATACAGTTTTAACTATTGATGATCCTGGTCTTATTAGTGGAAAGAAAACATCATTTAAAGTTCAGATTAAAGCAAATGATTCTACAAAATTTAGTAATCTAAAATGGGAACCAACTATTGTAGGTAAGAGTGATGCAAGGTTGGGTAAAGCTACTGTTGAATTGGTATTAGATCTCATGCGAGTATATGGTATATTGAGATTTTATGAACCAAGTGCCAAAGCATTTCCAAAAAATAAAACACAGTTTAGAGAGGTTGAAGATGATTATAGAAAAATAATTGACGAATTACTTTTAGATAGATTTGTAGATCTTGGAAAAATTAATACTGAAACTGCTATTATCAATATTAAAGAAACTTTTGATGTTAGTAGAGGACAACCTTGGGTTGCTGTATCAAAATTACAACAACTCAGATTCTTATATGCTCTTATGACACTTTCGGAAGAAAAAAGAAATGAGTTTTGTACTTCTCTAGTCTTCACTGCAGAGAAAGCAGGTAGGAGATATGGTCCATACGGAAAGATATATTAATGAATGGAATAGAATCTTTATTAAAGACATTTGAACCTAGTTCAAGAGGTAGAGAAAAGTTTAAAGAGTTCTGTGCTCATTGCTATTGTACCTTTGAAAAAAAGATCAAAAGTACTAAGTCGAAAAAGAACATAAATAAATATAACATTATGAGAAGAAATACTCTTGAATACATTGCTGCAAATGAAAAA